CACCGACACGTTGGAGACCACTCGAACGTGGTTTGCCAAAAATCACTTTTTGACCGACTGAAAATTTGGCGGAAGAAAAAACGGAACTTCTTCTTCGTGCGGAATTCACAGCTTGTACAACGAGGTTTAATTCGTTCTTACTCATCGACTGGATGCCGAGAAGTATTTTTTGTATGTCTTGTTGTTTCATAATGTAGATTCTCCTTCTTATTGGTTAAACATTTCTAAGTCTTCGATCTCATCGTTTGATGGAATCTCAACTTCGTTTTCGTCTTCTTCGATATTAAACTCTTTTAACAGAGCGTCTAAGTTTTCGTCTTCGTAATATTTGTTTATCATGGTTATAATATACCACATTTCCTTTCGTTTGTAAAGCATAAAATAGCACTTTTTTTGGCACATATTGTCGCAGCTAGAGGCACTGTTTTACACTGTTTGTTTAACATGTGTCCATGCTATCATATTCCAATACCAAAACAAGCGAAAAATGCCTAGCTGCGACACTTTGTCGCACCTTGTATAAATATTTCTTATGAGTATATGTAAAAATTGTGATCATGCCTGTCACTGTTCGAATGGTGGATCTTGCCAGTCTTGTAGTTGTGGCAATTGTGAATGTAAATAAAGAGTGCCGATAGAAGAAACGGCTCATAAAATCTTATTTTCTCATATAAATAGTTGAATGGCAATCTATCAGACAGGAAGTAGCGATGCATCAAGGACAAACAATAGTGCCCGAAGTGCTCGTATCTACAAAGATTTAAATCTGATCTTTTCGCCACATCCTAACACAAAGGATATTACAAAGAAGACAGATATTGCAGCAGTAAAACAAAGTGTCAAAAATTTGGTCTTAACAAATCACTATGAACGACCATTTCATCCAGAGATTGGATCGAATGTGACTGATATATTATTTGAACCAATGACACCACTGACTGCTAATTTATTGACAAAACAAATTTCAGAGGTGATTACAAACTTTGAACCTCGAGCAAGATTGGTAAGTGTGAATGCCAATCCAAGAATAGATCGCAATGAATACGAAGTGACTATTAATTTTTACGTTGTGAACATACCAGGTGAGTTGGTATCATTTACAACAATGTTAGAAAGATTACGATAATGGCTGAACGCACCGACATAACAGAATTAGATTTTGATGCTATCAAAGCAAACTTAAAAACTTTTTTATCCAAACAAGATGAATTTACAGATTATGATTTTGAAGGATCAGGTATGGCTGTTCTTTTAGATTTATTGGCATACAATACTCACTATCAAGCTGTTTATGCTAACATGTTAGCAAACGAAATGTTTTTAGATTCAGCAGATTTAAGAAACTCAGTTGTATCACATGCCAAACATATTGGTTATACAGCACGTTCTGCTCGTTCACCTTTTGCTACATTGGCTGTTACAGTGAATGATGCAACTGGTTCTACCTTAACCATGCCAAAGGGAACAGCATTTACAACAACGATTGATGGAGTTTCTTATAACTATGTGACCAATGTTGCTCGTTCAATTACACCAACTAATGGTGTGTTCACTTTTTCAAATGTGAAAGTTTATGAAGGCACTTTAGTTACCAATAGATATACAGTTGATACATCGAATGCTAATCAAAGATTTTTAATTAAGAATACAAATGCTGATACTTCTACTTTGAAAGTAACGGTACAAAATTCTTCTACAGATTCAATTACAACCGCACACACATTAACGGAAGATGTTACCAGTGTGAACTCAACATCTGCTGTTTACTTTTTAGATGCCGTTGAAGATTCACAATACGAAGTTAAGTTTGGTGATAACATTCTTGGTAAAGCATTGTCTAACGGAAACATTGTGAGTTTAGAATATGTTGTTACAAATGCTGCTGATAGTAATGGTGCGACAACATTTACAAACGCAAGTTCGATTGGTGGTTTTACAAACATTACTGTAGTCACATCATCTTCATCTGGTGGTGGTGCTCTTGCTGAGAGTGTGGACTCTATTAAGTTTAATGCACCAAAAAAATATTCTTCTCAAAATCGAGCAGTAACAACAAACGATTACAAAGCATTGGTAAGAAGTTTATATGCTAATGTTCAATCGATTCAAGTGTGGGGTGGTGAAGATAATAATCCACCAACATATGGTCGTGTGTTTATTGCTATCAAACCAACAAGTGGTGTTACTCTAACTAACTCTGTTAAAGATTCGATTGTCACAAGTTTAAATAGTTATAATGTTGGTTCAGTCATACCTGTCATTGTTGATACTGTGATTACTTACATCGTACCTGAAGTGTATATAAAGTATGATTCAAAGACTACTACAAAAACGGATACTGATATTGAAACATTGGTAACAACAGCAATCACTAATTTCAGCACAAGTAATTTAGAACAGTTTGGTAATATGTTTAGATATTCAAAATTTATTAAAATAGTTGATGATACTGATGCTTCTATTTTATCAAACATTACAAGATTAAAAGTGTATCAGTATTTTACACCAAACACTTCTGGTACAAATACATACACAATTAATTTTGAAAATAGTTTATTTCATCCACATTCGGGTCACACAACAATTTTAGAAACAACAGGATTTAATATCAATGATAGTTCTGGTAGAGAATACTTTTTAGATGATGATGGTTCAGGTAATGTACGACTAATCTATTATGTTGGTGGTGTTAAAACAATTCAGAACTCAACACAAGGAACAATTGATTACTCATCTGGTACAATTACAATTAGTGATATTCACATTACTACTATCTCAAATGTTGATGGTGCTGCTAGTACAAAGATTAGAATAAAAACTCAACCATCTTCAAATGATATTGTTCCTGTTCGTCAACAACTTTTAGAGATTGATACAGCAAATATGATTGTTGATGCTTCTTTAGACACATACGAAACAAATGCGGGTGTTGGTTATACAACTAATGCGAGTTCATACTCAGCCACAGGAACAACATCAAGTACAACAACAGGAACAAGTACAACAGTGACAACAACAGGATCTGGTTCAGGTTCTACATCAAGTTATTAATGATCAATGGCAACTAATGATAAAAAATTATCAAACTTAGTATCCAGGCAATTACCTGAGTTTGTTCAATCTCAAAGTCCTGCTCTTTTAGAATTTGTCGAAAAGTATTATACTCTTTTAGAATCTGCTCAACTTACAATTACCAATCAAGGTGATGTTGACAATATACTTTTAGAAACTGAGGTCACATCGTTTCTTCAACTTAATGCAACAGACACATTTGGAAATGATAATGGTGATTATCTTGTTGATGAACAATCAGGCATTGGTGAATTTCAAAAAGATGAAATAGTTACAGGACAAACATCTGGACAAACTGCTACAATTCTAGCAGAAGATGCTGATAATGGCAAACTTTATATTTCGTCTAACAGTAAATTTATTACAGGTGAAGAAATTGTAGGTGCAACATCTAACGCAACTGCTATCATTTCAAAATATCGTGCTAATCCTGTTGAGAACATTACTAATCTTTTAAAGTATATTGATATTGATGATTCGATTGATGATTTCTTTATACGATTTCGAAATAAATTTTTAGATACTATACCAAATGACTTAGATCCAAATTTAGATAAAGAAGCATTTACTAAAAGAGTTATTGATGTATATAATAGTAAAGGTTCTAAAAAGGCACATGAAGTTTTCTTCCGTGCATTGTTTAATGAAACACCTGAGATATATTATCCGAACAGAGATATGCTTCGTGTCTCTGATGGTAATTGGTCTGTCGATTCAATTTTAAAAGTTACATTGATTTCACCTTCTAATGGTGATACAGGAAACTTAGTCGGACAAACAATCACACAACAAACAGTCGTTGGTAATACAGTCATACAAGAAGCAACTGCTGTTGTTGATCTAGTTACAAAACAAACAGTTAATGGCCAAGAAGTATCAACACTCTTTATTAATAAAGGAAGTATTACAGGAACATTCATATCATCAACAGGTGATAATTTTGATTTAGAAGATAACAGTGGTAATCTTCTTTTAGAAACAGGAGATGAGATTGACCAAGAGGCACAAGTTCTTTTAACTGGTGTTGATAATACAGATCCTGATATTATCATTACATGTGCCATTGATAAAGTTGTTGATAATGTTACAGTCACCCAATCTGGTAATTATTATTCTACGAACGAAGTTATCACTGTAGATAATTCAACCTCTGTTGGTTCTAATGCAAGTATTACAATAAGAGATGTTCAAGGTTCAACGATCGATTCAATCAAAGTAGAAACAGGTGGTTCTGGTTATGTGATTGGAGATGACGTTGTTGTTACAAACACAGGAACAAATGGAACTAATTTAGATGCAGAGGTTAGAGTTGTTAATGGTAGTTTTGCTTTAGAAACCTCTGATGATAATGAAAGAGTTATTAATGAAGATGGTGATATCATTATTATGGAAGATCAAACTAATAGTGGTATTGGTGATATTACAGATATTAAAATTACAAACAAAGGTCAAGGTTATACAACTGTTCCAACTTTAACAGTTTCAAGTTCATCAGGATCAAGTGCAAGTTTATTTGCTACAAGTGCTAATGCTGGTCGTATGTTAGATGTAAATATTTTAGATCATGGTTTTCGATATGAAACGGCACCAATACTTACACCTAAACTTCATATGCAAATTGAAAATCTTTCTTCGGCATTTACTGCTGGTGAAACGATTACAATGAATGCTGTCTTTGATCTAAATTTAGAACAGTTTGATACAAGAGATGATAGAGTAGTTTTAGAACCCAATCGTCCATCAGAAATAATTTTAGAAACAGATCAAGGTGGTGTAGAGTTAGAAGATGAATCTGGTTTATTCATTATGCAAGATTCTGAAAAATCAATACAAAAGAAAAGTATTTTAAATAATAGTCCAATTGAATTTTTGAAATCAGAAAATGATGAGTATCTGATTGCTGAAACTTTAGTCCAAGATTCAACACCATTCGATATTGTTGCTGAAAACAATGATACACTCATTACAGAAACATTATCAACTGCGACTGCTGTAGTAGAATCATATGATGGTGATAGAAACATTTTAACATTGACAAGTGTTAATGGCACATTCTTAGTTGGTCAAACAATTACAGGAAATACATCTGGTGAAACTGCAACTGTTCTTTTAGCTAATCAAGCGTCATTAACTTCAACTGTTGGTACAACTGTTACATCATCAGGTGAATTTATTAATGTTGATGGTCATGTTTCAGAACTCACAAAAAATATACAAGATAGTTTTTATTACCAAGATTATTCTTATGTTGTAAAAGTTGGTGAAGCAATCACATCTTGGAGAGATGATTTAAAACGTTCTATACATCCAGCAGGTTTCAATGTCTTTGGTGAAGTGTCTGTTCAAACAAGTGTTAGTGGTGCGATCAAAAAAGGATTCACCTTACTCAACGGATTTGGTGAAGGTGACTTTGTATCCTTACTTGAAGTTATCTTCGCTGAGAAGATTGGTAGAAGATTGGGAACAACAACTGATGGTACTGTTGTTCGTGCAACCCCAACTCGTGGTATAGAACAAGACACAGCCTTTACAGCAAATACAAGAGATGTTACTTTGACATCAACTAAAAAAGTTTCATTCCCATCTTTACCATCTGAAACAATACGAACTGTAGAAGTACGAACTGGTATCGCAACTATGGGTCCTCGAATAGGTACATTACAAAACCTATTCTATAAGACACAGACATTTAGTCACCCACTCTATGA